CAGAGCGCTCACAGCGTCGTTGCCGGTCAGGCCGCGCCCGATATAGCCCTTCACCTGGTCGGCTGTGGTGATGGTGCCGTTCAGGATGCCGCTGATCACATTGAACTCCACCATCGGGTCGCTCTTGGCTTGCTTGGGCTGCAGGATGTCCTTGAGCGTGCTGTCGCTCACCACGCCAGGCACGGTCTGCGCAAGGGTCACCATGCCACTCTGAGCCGCACGCTGAGCCGGGGAGCCGGGTGGGGCGGTGTAGTACTGCTGCATCAGGGTCGCCAGCTGAATCTCGCCAGCTCGCTTGGCAGCGGCTTCGTTTTGCTTCTTGGCGGTCTCGCGCTGGTTCACGGTCACCATGTAATTGGCGACCACCTTGGCCTTGTCCTCAAAGGGCATGGCCATAAACACATCGGTCATCTTGCCGACCTGGCCCTGGCGCAGCAGAGACAGACCAGCCTCTGGGTCAGCCGAGAACTCAGGAGCCGTCACAAACGCAGAGACAGCGCCGATCTTGGCTTCCTTGAGGGCAGCCTCAAACTTGTCGCTGTAGCTCTTTTGCAGCTGCGCGTCGCCAGTCAGCAAAGCGCTGGTCGAGATGGTCTGGCGGTACACATCGGCCAGGTCTTCCACGCTGCGCTTCTGGCCAGTGCGCGGGTCAACCCAGAAACCCTGCGACACCGCAGCCTCGAGCAGCCGCACGCTGGCGTCAAAGTCGCGGTCGAACTTGATGATGCGCTCTTGCTTGACGCGCTTCATCTCAGCCTCGGCAGCCTTGGCCAGCACCGTGTTGCCAGCGGTGGCGATGGTCGCGCGGAACTTCAGCGATGCCTCTGGGTCAACTTGCGCCAGGCTCTTGCTGAACCCGGTCATCATGCTGCCGATCTGCGTCTGCACCTGCTCGGTCGTCGCCTGGCCCTGTTCAATGGCGGTCAGCATCCCTGCGAGCTGGGCGCGTGCTTCGGCCTCAAAGCTGGAAGACACCTCAAATGCACGGGCCTTGCGCACTGCCTGGTCGAATACGTTGAATGAACCGCGAGCCCCCATGCCCAGCGACTCCAGATTGCCTTTCTTGGCCGCCTGCAGCTGCTCATCAGTGATCGGGTTGTCGGCCACATACTGCATGCCAGCCTGCTTGGCAGCCTCGCTGGCGATGCCGAAGAGGTTGGCGCTCAGACGGTCAAGCGTCTGCGCGATCTGGCTGCCAGCCTGGGCACCAGCACGCAGGCCAACATAGTCCACCTGCGGGACGTTCACTTGCGGCGTCACAGCGCCAGAGATGCCGATGTTCTCAACCCGGCCAGATTGGAGGAGTGGGAGGTCTGCCATGTCTTGCCTTTACGTTCTGAACGGGTTGGTCGCCGTCCTTGCGAAGTCCATCACGCCCTGCGTCAGCGTTGCGTTGGACAGCAAGCCACCCGAGCGCACCGAGAAGTCACCGGCCATGCGCAGCTGATTGGCCTGGGTCTCGGCTGCGGTTGTGGTCAGATCGGCCTGCTCCTTGGCAGCCAGCAGCATCGCGCCTGCGTCCTCGAAGCCCATGATGCGAGCCGTCAAAGCGTTCAGATCACTGATGCCCACATCGCGGTAGGTCGCGGCCACATTGGCACGCTGCACAGCGGCAGCAGAGCCCTCGTTGAAAGCCACGCCACTGGCAGCAGCTCGAGCCCGCGCCGCAGCGTTGGCTCGCTCCATGGTGCGCAGCAGGGTGTTGCCCTGGATCTGGTAGTTGCGTGCCGTCTGCTCGGCCTGCAGCAGCTTGCGACCCGCTTGGATGGCCGCATACTTCTGATCTTGGTCAGTGCGGATCTGGGCCAGGCGAAGGGTGTCAATGGCCTGCACTTCGTACAGACCCTGCTGGTAGTAGGCCGTGGCCTTCTGCATGTCAGCAGAGGCTTGGTTCAGCATCAGCGCAGCATAGGGCGAAGCAGCAGACACACCGCTGGTCACCGCCGACACCACATCTGCAGCGCCCCTGGCCAGTCCAGCCCAATCGGTGCCGTATGCGTTCGCACCGATGCTGCCCGCATCGAACATCCCGCTGGCTGCAGCCTCGGCGCTGTAGCCATAGCCAGCAGTGCCGAGACCCGCCTCAATCGTTGCCATGTTCATCATGTACCTCCAGACACTGCGACCCTGAACTCGAGGCCGAGAAGCGTCATTTTCAGCGGCAGGCTTTGGCTGATCTCAATGGCCTGCTCGCGGCTGTAACCCAGCACGCCGTTGACGCGCTTGATGCCAGTGAACTCTGGCTCGGCAGCGTCCAGCAGCGGGTTGTCAAAGCTGCGGAATGGCACCGGGTTGCTGTTGAGCACCAGGTGCTGCGTGTCGTTGACCACGGCGTTGATCTCCACGATGCGCTTCTTGAAGCCCGTGCGCGTGCCGGTCTGCAGGCGGATGTCCACTGGCATGGTCTTGGCGTACACCGTGAATGGCAGGCCGACCTCATACGCAGCGGTGCTGGCACGGTCAAAGGTCACCGCACCGCCAGCGCTCACAGTCTCATTGGACTGCGGCACGCCGTCGGTGATGACATTCAGCGACTTGCCGATGTGCGGCAGGCTGCTGGCACCCGAGGCAGCGCCACCAGTGAAGGCGCAGTCAGTGAAAAGGTCATCGCGGAAGAGCTCAACGAAGTACCGGGCCGTTCCGTTGAATGTGCGCTTGACCACCGTGTAGATGTCGCTGACATCCACCTGTACATCCAGGAACTGGCCATCAGTGACGTACTCAGACGGGGCAGTGATCTGTTGCGAGCGCATGACCGAGAACACCGCCATGGTGCCGTCTGCGTCATTGGCCATCAGCAGCAGGTCGCCTTCGTCAGTGCTGTTGGCCCGGCGCAGCGTCATGCGTGTCGGGGTCTTGAGCAGGTGGCCAGCCAGCAGCGAGATGCGCTGCGTCACATAGGTGGCCTGCGTGTCGCTGAACAGGAACTCGTTGACCGACTTGCCCAAGCGCTGGATGTACACCGAGCCAGACTCGAGCGATTGCACGCGCGTGCCAGGCTTGGTGCCGTTGCGACTCACAGCCTTGAATGACAGCGACAGCGGGGTGATCGGGTCGAGACCAGACTGCGGGACATAGAACTCAGCGCCCGTGGTGAACACCTGCAGGTCGCGGCCAGAGATCATGTCCACGATGACGTTGAGCGAGCTGGTGTCCAGCGTTGCCTCGACAGCATCGTCGTCCAGCGCTTCCACCGGCACGAAGTCGTAAAAAATGCCGATCCGGCTGCCCCAGATTGTGGATGGGCGGGACTTGCTGCCGCCGAAATACAAGCGGCCCTCATGGAAGGTCACCGTGCGCGGCCAGCCCTTGGTCGAACTCCACACATCCTCGTAGCCGTGCTCGAGCTCCCAGCGGCCAGCGGCCAATGTGGCCGTGCTGAAAAACGGGTACTCGGTCACAGCCTCAACCACTGTGGCCGACACATAGCGCACAATGCGCGCGCGGCCCTGCGGTTCGGCATTGATGTACTGGTTCACCGAGTCAGTGGTGAAACTGGTGATGCTGTATGTGCTGGTGCTGTCTGGCGCTGTTGTCCAGGCGCGATCGACAGTGGCCACCTTGGTCGAACCCACATAGTCCTCAATGATGCGGATCTGGCCAGAGCCTGTGCCACCAGTGATGGTGATGTATAGCCCATTGAAATAGTCATCAGTCGAGCTCGACGAAGACTTGAGCGTGATGGTTGTGCTGGTGCCCGCTTGGGCCGTGCCGGTGTCGTGCTTGGAGCTGGTGGTCGTCAGCGTGATGTTGCCGCTCACCGCCGACGGCGTCAGGGTTTCCGAGTTATTGGTGTGCGCGTCCAGATTGAACGCATACTTTGGGATGCTGTCGAAGGTGATGGTGCTGATCGTCCAGGTCGCATCGGTGCCGCCACGCACCAAGCGCTGCGGCTGCATGTCTTCCTGAACGATGATCATTGTGTCAGCGCTCTGCGTCCAGACCATGCTGGCCAGCCTGGCCGAGGTGATCGTCGTGGTCAGGTACGCGTTGCCAGAGCCGTTGATGTTGGTGATCTGCACGCCGTCCTTGAAGACGTACATGCGGTTGTGCGTAAAGCACAGCATGTAGCTGTCGGTGACCGAGAATTCAAAAGGCACCAGGCGCACACCGTTGGCCGCGCTCTCTGTGCTGGTGTTGGGCAGCTCGGCCATGTACTTCAGGCCGGGGCGGCGGCGGATGCCACCCTGCGGCTGCACCACCACGTTGGTGGCCTTGGCCAGCGCGTTCTTGTACTGCTGCAGGTCAATCCGAGACCTGAGCAGAGGGTCGAGCTCGCCCGTGCTGAAGTTGGTCTGGATGTCAACAAAGCGCGGCATCTCAGTACCTCACAGCCACCAGGGTGAAGTCCTCGATGACACGGGTCGGCTGACCCTGGCCGTCGATGTTCATGGCCGTGCGCATGTAGCCGCCGCGCCCGTTCTCAGCCGGTGCGCCGACAGCGATGCCCTGCCAATACTGCGCCCGGTCAGACTGCTCGGTCACAGGCAGCGCCAGGTGCCAGGCCATCATGTACTTCATCAGCTGGACGAAGTATTGCGGCATGGCGAATTCGGGGGTCTGATACTGGTAGTCGATGAACACCGACTCCAGATCGGTCAGCAGCTTGTCGCCCTGGATCTCCCAGTCCTTGTACACAGGGGAGCCGGGGGCTGCGCTTGCATAGACGGCGCGAGGGCTGGCCAGGCGGTCACCGGGCAGCAGGTACTCATAGCGCCAGACGCTGCCAGGCGTGGTCACAAGCCTGGCGAGCTGAATCTTTTTGAGCGTGAAGCTCCACGGGTACATGGACAGCGTGGAGTCGCGGATGTCGGGATAGAGGCGGTCACAGACCGAGCTCTCGTCGGTGCCATCGTTGAAGGACGAAATGGCCTTCGCGCCCAGCATCAGCAGGGCATCTGAACAGATGGTGATTGCGGTGTCGCCTGCAGCCAAAGCAGTTCTCCTTATACAAAGCCCAATCGGGGTGTATAATGGCTTCTCATGACACTTTTGGAGGTCTTATGGGAAGACATGGACACACGGTTGGCGGGAACAGAACAAAAGAATGGAGGGCTTGGAACGCAATGATCCGCAGATGCAAGTACCCATCCATGCAGCGATATGCGAGATACGGCGGCATCGGAATCACCGTGTGCGACCGCTGGAATGTCTTTGAGAACTTTCTGCATGACATGGGATTTGCCCCAAGCGATCAGCATTCTCTTGGTCGCATTGACAATTCCAAGGGTTACGAACCCGGAAATGTCAGATGGGAAACCCCGCATGAACAGAGCCGAAACAAAAGCAGCACACGCATGCTGACGCTTGGTGGCAGGACAATGCCCCTCTGTGATTGGGCCGCCGAAACTGGTCTTAGCAGAACGACAATCACGCAGAGGATTGACTCTTACGGCTGGACGGTCGAACGCGCACTCACCACCCCTAAGCGTGGTCAAGTTGCAAGCGTTCATTTTCTCAGCCATGTGAACCTCTCAATGTGAGAAGGGCCAGCCTCCGAGAATCCCCAGAAGCTGGCCCGTTCCGTTGAACTCCGATTAGTCGGAATCGGTGTTCGACAGCGTGGTGCCGTCAGTTACGTCAACCACGCCAGAGGCGTTGGAGACCACATACACCAGGGTCACCACGGCGGTCGAGCCGGTCGAGGTCACGCAGTGGATGACGTCGCCAACTTCCAGCGTGTTCGCCAGGGCGTTGAAGTAGCCCGAGGTGTTCACGTCGGCGATGGCGTCGGCGGTCTTGTAGCCGTACATGGACGGGGCATTGCCGCGCTTGGCGGCGCTATAGGTGGTGAAACCATCAGCAGAGAAAGCCATTTTCAGACCCTCCTAATTAAGCCGCAGCCGCAGTGTCGCGGGCGGTGATCTTGACGATACCCTCGGCGTCGATCGCCACAGCACCGGCGGAGAACAGGGCGTTGACAAGCCAGCTGGTCTTCTCGGGGATGTAGTTGATCTCGGTCTTTGGGGCGATGCCTTCTGCGTAGCCGATGGCGTCCTTGTGGAAGGCGTACAGCGTGCGGTCGCTGGAGCCGTCGATGGGCAGGCCGCCTTCGGAGCGGTCACCCAGCACATGGAACTGGAAGCCCATGAAGGCGTTGATCTCGCCCTGCACCAGAGCCTTGACCGTGTTGAAGTCAGAGCTGGTCACCGAGGTCTGCTCAAGCATCGCGGCCAGGGAGTTGGCGTGGATGATGATGTGACGGCCTTCGGCGGGCACGTTCTTCTGGTTCAGGATCTTGGCAGCTTCACGCAGCTTGGCGATGTTCATGTTGGTGTTAGCACCGCCGATGCTGTTGGCCACAGTGCCAGTGCCGGAAGCGGCGGCCAGGGCGTCGAGGATCAGCTGATCCTGGCGGCGACCGATGGCAGCACCAACCACTTGCACAAGCTCAGAGCGCTCGTCGAAGTTGACTTTCTGCTGGCTGAAGATGTCGCTGTATTCAGCGGCGTTCCAGTCGGACAGAGTGCAGGTAACCGTGCTGAAACCCACGTTCATGGGGGTCACATCGGTCTGCGAAACGCGAGCAGTGGCGACGCCACGGCCCACTTTGGGGAACTTAACAGTGGAGCCTTCGACACCACGACGCTGACGAACAGCACCCACCAGCATTGCTTTGCCCTGGTAGGCTTGTTTGACCTCTGCGTCGAAGAGCGTCACAAAGGCATTGCTCAGAGAAATGCTCATTTGGGATACCTCATTCGGTTGTTGGACAGGGTTTGTCGCATCGGTGTGCCAGTCGCCTGGGCCTTCGCTTGCTGCTTACGGCAGCCAATCGTCAGCATCGTCACTGCGGTCAGGGCCGGTTGCCCGGTTGGCCTTGAGCCCGATTGTATGGCGGTTTGTACAAAACGCAACTGGCGGGCTTGACAAACAAAAAGCCCCGCGCTTGGCGGGGCTCTGAGGGGGGCATGTCCGGTCAGCTCGAGGCGAACTGCTGGAACAGGCGCTCGACCTTCTGGCGGTAGGCCGCATCGGTCTTGTACTTCGGATCGCCGACCATGGCATAGAGCTCTTCCTTGCTGGGCGCTCCCTCCATCGGGGCGGCCTCCACAGGGATTCGGCCCTCATAGGCTTCGCGCATCTTCATCAGCGCACGCATGCCTTTGGCCGTGCCACCCATGACCTTGAACTCCTCAAAGTCATCGGCACCCCAGATGCCCTTCTGCACCAGGCTGCGAGCCCAGCCCACCATGCCGTTGATGATGGCGTTGGCGTTGGGGCCCAGGGCTTTCATCTCTGCCTGGGCGTCAATGGCTGGGCCCATTGCGGCCTCTGCGACAGCCTTGGTCTGGGCGGCGAGCTCGTCAAAGGCGGCTTGGGATAGCCCATGCTTGGCAGCGAACTCCACTAGCTGCTCTGCTTGGGCGGCGTCGCCCAGGGCTGCGGTGTCGTACTTTCCGCCCTCGGGGGCCTTGTGCTTGCCAGTGCTGACCAGCTTGCGCATGTCAGACCAGCTCTTGGCCATGGCCTCATAGTTGGCCTCTCCCTTGTCGCCGTTCCAGAAGTTCTCTGGCAGCCAGTCGGGGCGCTCGACGGCAGTGCCGGGGCGCTGGCCAGGCTCGACGCCGGGAGCGTCTGCCTTGTGGTCAATCTCCGCTTTCTGCGGGTCTGCTTGGGTTTGTGCGTTCGGATCGTCAACGGTCACGCTGTCCAGTAGGCCGGTTGCACCGGGCTGGTCATTGGTGTCGGTGGTCATAGTTTCCTTGCTTGTTGAATCCGTGCCTCAATGTCCCGCACCACGTTTCTGCACCCTTCGGCAAAGAAAGCATGGGACGGGTCTGTGCCCGGCACGGCGATGGGCACATCCACATACATCTGACGCAGCCAGGCGAGCAGCGCCTGGCCGTCCTCGGAGCCGAAGACACGCAGGCAGAGCCTGGCCAAGTCCTCGCGCTTTTGCTCCACATCGCGGATGTCGGGCGTCTGCCCGACCTGCTCGAGTTCTTCCCAGCTCATGCAGCCCCCTGCGGCGCAGCCTGCTGCATCATGGCCTGCTGCATGGCCATCTGCTGGGCCTGCTGCTCGGCCTTCTGCTCAAGCAGGAAGGTGCGCTCGGCGGCGCTGTTACGCACGGCTGCGGGAACACCGAGCTTGTCGCCCAGGTAGTCGATCATCTCGCCAAACTTGATGGCCACCTGGCCCTCGATGCCCATGGTCTGAGCGACCTGGGCGAACTGCAGGGCGCTGTTCACTTCGTCCATGGCCTGGGCGTTGGCCAGCGGGCTGGTCGGGCTGACCTTCACCTCCAGACCGTTGACGCGCAGGGGCAGGTCGATCATGCCGCGCTCGTCCATGACCTCGAGGATCTTGGTCACGATGGGGATCATGGTCTCGTTGATGAGGCGACCGAAGGCAGAGCCCAGGTTCTGCGACAGCTCCTTCATGCGCTCCACGATCTCGGTGGCCGAGCGTGCGCTCATGTTCTCTGGCGGCAGCGACTCGTCCAGCAGGATGCGCTTGATGTTCTGCACCAGGTCGTTGATGACCAGCTGGCTGACGTTGAAGTCGCCAGAGCGGGGCAGGGGCAGCAGGCTCGGGCCTTGTGGGCCACCGTTGCGGGCCACGGGGATGATGCCGCCGGGCACGATCTTGACGGTGTTGGGGTTGAGCACGCCGTCATCAGCAGCCGTGTACACCCCGGCCACAGCCAGCGATGCGTTCTTGAGCAGCAGCTCCTTGGTCTTGTTGAGCGTCTTGATGTCGGGCAGGGCCGTCATCAGCGGGCCGCGACCGTAGATCTCACCGGCCACCTTCATGTAGCGGCTGATGACCCACGGGCTGGACTTCATGCGGCGGTAGACAATCTCGGCCTTGCTGTGCTTGTCGATAACGTGATAGCAGTAGTCGCCGCGCTTGGCGTCGAACACTGTGGCCTCAAGCAGCTCGATGTCCTCGGTCGGCTTGTCAGCGATGCGGCGCTTGAGCTCATCGGTCAGATCGGCGTCCTTCCACTGGCGCTGAATGCTCTCGCCCTTCATGCGCATGCGGCGGTAGACGTTATCCACCTGGCCGTTTGCCCCTTCCTCGTAGCTCACCAGGAACAGGGGCACGGGGATGAAGTTGATCGGCTGCACATCGTCGCCGGGCTGCACCATCATGCAGGCCGTGCCGACAGCCAGGTCGAGCAGGAACTCACCCATGGCGATGTCGAAGTTGCTCTGGCGCAGCAGGGTGAACATCTTTTCACCGTACACATCCAGGACGGCCTGGGCCTGCGGCTTGCGGTCGAATGGGATGTCCTGGCCCGGCTCAAGGCGGCACCACTTGCGCTGCGGCGGGAACACCACCGACTGCAGCCGGTTGGCAAAGCGCTGCGTGCTGTTGATCGCGGTCGAGTCGAAGACGCGCTGCATCTTCTTCGTGCCCGTGGCGCTGCCTTCCCAGACGCCATACAGCTGGCGCTGGGGCAGGGCGAACTCATAGGCGTCCTGATACAGCTGCTGGAACTCGTCTTTCTTGGTCTGAGCCAGCGCCTGGCGCTTGATGATTTCATCGGGGGTCAGGCGCATGCCGCCCGGTGCGTCTTTGCTGTAAGCCATCTCAATCTTCCTTTTCCATCTTGTACTTCTCGAGCAGGTTGCGGCCCTTGGCGGCCAGCCGTGCAGCTGCGCCAGCGGTGCGCGGTACGGGCTCGCCCCATGCGTTGGCAGCCTTGGCCAGCCGGGTCGGGTCGCCGTCTTCGTCCACCAGTGGCCCACTCGGGTTGGTGTAGAAGCGCGTGAGGAATGACCCTTTGCGGCGGGCACGCTCGCCGGTCGGGCTGCTGTCCTTGACGCCAGGCTGCAGGTTCTTGCTCTCGCCAGACGCCTCAAACTTGCGCCGACCGGCTTCTGTCAGCCCGCCGTCAGGGTCTTTGTACTTGCTCACTTGCTGCCCCTCGAGGCGGCCATGTTGTCCACCAGGTTGGGATACGGGCGGCCAGCCTTCTGAGCCCGGCGCATGGCGTTGGCCTTCTGCGCAGAGCTCATCTCCTTGGGCTCACCCAAGTCCTTTGGGCGCGGCTTGTCCCAGACTTCCTTCTTGTCCTTCATGCGACCCCCAGAGTTGATGCGCCACCCAGGCCACCACCGCCTGCAAATGCGCCGCCATAGCCCAGCGTCTGCGGGCCTTTTTCATCGGACAGACCAGCCAGCAGTGGGCGGGACACAGTGCTGCGCGTCACCCGCCTGCGGGCCACCTCACGCTCTGCACCCTCGCGCTGGAAGCCCTCGAGCGTGCGGCGGTTCTCTTCGGCAGCAGCTGCAGCCTGAGCCTCGGTTCGCACGCGCTCTTCCTGCAGGGCACGCTGCTCTGCCTCAAGCCTGACGCGCTCTGCCTCGGCCTGCTCTTGCAGGCGCTGCTGCATGGCCTGGTATTCGGAAGCCTGGCGCTCAATCTCTTGGCGCTCTTGCTGGAAAAGGGCGTCGAGCTCGGACTGCGCACGGGCGAAGGCTTCCTCATCCAAGCGCAGACGGGCAGCAGCCTCGGCAGCCAGCCTTGCCTGCTCCTCTTTGAAGAGCCGGTCAGCCTCTGCCTCTTCGTCATTCACCGTGTCAACATAAGCCTGGAAGCTCTGTTTCTCGCGCTCAAGACGTTGCTGCTCGGCCATCGCCTCCTGCTGCGCAGCGATCTCCCGGTTGTTCTTGTCGATGATGGCCCAGCTGTTTTGCTCGGCCTGCTTGGCAATCTGCTCGGCAGAAGGCCCAAGCACGTTGACGGGCTTCGTCGGGTCTGGCACCACGGGAGGCCCCAGCACATCCACCGGCTTGGTGGGGTCTGGGATGACGACGGGCGCGGGAGCGTAGAAGCCAGGAGCGCTGACAGCCTGGGATGGCGTCACCCCTGGGCCGAAGCCAAACTCGAAGCCAGACCAGTCAAACACTTCAGCCTCCCAAGCGGGTGGTCATGCGGATGCCGCCGTCTTCAATCGGGGCCAGCCCGGTCTCAGGCGTCAGACGGGCCTCGGACAGCAGGGCGCGGCGGCCACTGCGGCGGCGTGCGGCCATCTGTGCAGACTCGCGCTGCGCGGTCTTGCGGCGCTCTTCCTCGAGGGCTTTTGCCTGGTCAGCAGCGGCCTTCTCGGCTGCAGCCTTCTGCTCACCGTACTGAGCCTGCTGCTGCGCCAGCTGCGCACGGGCAGCCTCTGCGGCCTGAGCCTGCTGCGCAGTCAGGTTCTCCATCATCTTTTTCTGTTGCTCGGCGCTCATGCGCGTCTGCTCCAGGCGTGCGGCAGCGTCGGACTTCTGCTGGTCGAGCATGGCCTGCTGCTGCTCACGGGCAGCCTGGGCTTGGGCCGCAGCGGCATCACGCGCCTGCTGGGCTTGGGCGGCAGCTTGCTCACGCGCAGCGGCAGCGTCAGAGGCAGCCTGCTGGCGGGCCCTCTTGGCATCCCGGCGGGCAGTCTCTGCGGAATACAGCGTCGCGCCAGCCACCACCAGCGGAACCCACCAGAAAAACTCTGGCTGCTTGGTCTCTGGGTTGATCTTGTTGGACTCATGGCCGACAGTGAACTCGTCCATCGAGCCACCGTTTGCCTTGAACACCTGGGACAGAGAATCACGCAGCTTCGGGTCGCGCTCGAGCAGCTGCTTGGGGATAACCACCTCACCACGGGTCAGGTGCGCCACCATGTTGTCGCCACCACGACCCTTGTCAGCAGCCACTTCCATGGCCTGCTCCAGCATTTTCCGACCGCCTCGCTTTTGATACATAGCTCACCTCTCAGAACATATTGCAGACGATTCTATTGGGCACTGTACATGGCCGAAAACGTGCGCTATCGCTCTGAAATCAGAAGACATCGAAGTCAGTGGACGCCACCGCCAGCCTCGGCGTGCTTCCACCGAGCTGCTGCGTGCGGGTCATGCGGTTGTATTCCCCGCCGCCCAGCA